CTGAAAAGAAGTCGCCCAGTTGGCGTCGCCAAGTTTTGTTCCTGAAGAATCAGCGGTAACAATTTTGTCATTGACCCACATTCCTTGGGAGCCAACCCAACCGGGCCTGGTGAGCAATGAACCAGCACTCCAGTAAGGAGCGAGGCTAGCCCAAGTGGCGGGGTAGCTAGAGGGAAAGGGGTCGGCAGACAAAAGATAAAGATGATTGGTAGAAAACGAAGGCACGAATAGGAAAGACGCTCCCAGGTCAGTTATCCCTGAAGGCAACGAAACCCGGTTGGTCGTCCTGTAAACGTCCATACGCGTGCGATGAGGGTGCTTGGAGGGAGTGCGCAGCAACATCTGCGCCCGGGCGAGAGCGCTCTCGCGCGGCGGAGCTCGCGGAGCGGGTAAGCGGCCGTTGGGAACGGACTGCCTGGTGGCCGGAGCCTGCCGGGCTCTGCGCGTCGGCTTCTTCTTCTTCGCGGGCGCCTTGGTCCCGTTGGAGGCCCGAGAGCTCTGGCGGCTGGCCGAGCGTCGCGAGCTCCGAGAGGAACCGCGCGAAGCAGAGCGGGAGGTCCGGACTTTGAACCGCGGCTTCGCCTTGTTCGCGCGCCCGGAGTTGGAACCAACGGCGGAACGCCTCCGCTGAGCCAACATAAGGTACGAAGGTATGCTTAAATACAGGCTCCCAAGCAGTCTGCCAAAGTCCTAAAGACGTGGCCCACCGCCTGAAGCCCGACAGCAAATCGGAGGAAGGGGAGTGGGGGGAGAGTTTGGTGTCCTGCGATGTGGATGTCATCGTCTGATTGGACAATTTTAATGCCGGAGGGTGGCAGGGCTCCACGGACTTTAGGAGTCGCCGCTGGTCTGCGGTGCTAGGCCAAGTCCGAAACCCCATGAAGAGTGGGGTCGGCCTCTGGCACATCGTCCACCGCAAACAGTTCCTTCGCAACGTTCACAAACAAAGCGTCCGCCTCTGGATTGTTGCGCAAGACGAAGCGCATACCTGCCATCGCATCACGAAGCGTCGGGGAAGAAGAAGAATATTTGAGGTCCAAGTGCGCTAGCATCTTCGTCACGTTGTCGTAAAGCGCAACCCACCCCGCATCTGTTTTGAAGAATTTATGCGAGGTGAAATCGATGGGGCCACAAGCGAGCCCCACGGATTCTGAACCTTCCTTCACCACTACTCCCATCGAACGCAATAGCTCACTGCACGGGCGCTGTGTGGAAAGAGCATCGTCCCCCGACGCCGCCGCGTCACCTGCACCCGCCCACAGCAACAAAATGATCCTTATGAGCGTGTTGGTTGCACTGGTGCTGGGCGTGCCAGAAGCCATGGCGCCATAGATGAGCTGTTCCCAAAGGAACCCGCCCACCGAGATGACGTGCGCAGTCGAGACGGCCGCGACAGCGAAGAGTAAAACGTCGTCTAGCAAACAACGCTTCACCCTAGAGCGGGCGCGGGCCTCCGCGTCAGCATAATATGCGTCACGTGAGACCGTGAGGTCCCAGCCACTGGCATCGGAGGAATACAACTTTCGAGCGCCTGGAGGGGAAGTGGTGGTGTTGGGTGCTTGCCACTGCGTGTGGCAGACCGGCACCCCATCAAAGCGCGGAGCGCCTATGTCCGAAGTCAACTGGGAGCCGACCGTGTACGTGACAGGCGGCGCGGAAGGGTCGGTCATGCGCTCGAAAGTCGCACCCAACCGTTGGACTCCGTCGTCATCGTGTCCTAAACCAACCAAGGCGGGCGAGGGAGCACCGGAGCTATACTTTTCTATATTTGCCTTGTTTTGACTCCGATTACTCATCGACTCGGCCACGGCATCGACGATACTGACGTTCCAGATGAGACGCCAACGACGTCGGGCGGCCTTGCGACCAGAATGAGCCTCGTCCTTGACGAAAATCTCCTTGGGGTCTGCCAATCCGAGCTTTACAATGTCGCGGGCCCTCAAGTGATGGATGCGGCTCGAAACTGCCGTTCTCATGAGCATTCGCGCGCGTACAAGATAGCCGAGAAGTTCAAGGCCCTCACCCGAGGTCCACTGATCCTTCTGGCCGGGGCGAAAGCGCGCGCTCCAGCCGGTAGACTTGTCACTCTCCATCTCACCCACGATCCTGTTGAGGTGGGCGTCGAAACTGTCTTCGGTTAT